CTGAACAAATCATCCTCTTTCAAATTTTACTGCATTAGGAATGTTGAGATTAATTGTGATTGTGAATTGTCCTGCCTCATACATATTCCGTTCAAAAGAGCAGGACTGATAATCATCAATTATCGCAATCAGTTGAAAAGCGTTGTTAGTAAACTGAAATAATTTCAACTGCGGTTTTTCTTTGTAACTCATTTTTACACTCCTATATATTTTTCACGATAAGATAAATTAAGTTCCCCATCACTGCCATCATCTTCAATAAATAATATTTCATTTTTCCCTATTTCAAGTCTGAAATCCATATTGCTATCAGTTGTTATTTTAGAAATTATATTTTCAATATCTGAAATTTCATCAATCCAAATTGAAGTTCCTTGTATAACAACGTTTTGCGTATTTTCATCATATAATCCATTTTCAAAAATATCATTTGTTTCTTGTATTTCCTTTATTGAATATCTGTTTTCATTAATATAAATTTTTCCATTCGCACTGTCAAAATAAAAATATTTTTTATATTTTTTTGAATATACTACTCCTGCAAAGAAAATTGATGAATCTACAAATCCCCTATCCCACTTATTTTTATTTGATGATAATGCTCTTCTTCCTGCTCCACTAGTAGCTATAAAAGTTTCCTGCTCTTCACAAAATAATAAATCCGTTGCAATAACACCTGTTCTCACAAGACCTGTATATGATGTCCAATTTTCAAAAATATCATCACTTTCATAAATTGTCCCATCCAAACAAAGTATAACTATTCTATTTTGTTTTTCTGAATATTTACATTTAATTGCAAATTTAGAAGGAAGAGATGTTTCTCCAGTGAAATTGTGATAAATCCAATCTACTCCATTTGAACTCTCAATACAATAACCCCATCTTACAATTATAAATTTATGCAGCCCATCAAACCATTCACAATAAGATTTTTCGTCATCCAGTACACCTCCTGTATAAGCCGTATAACTAAAATCACTTAAATTTGATGATGTAAAAAATCCTCCTTGTGCAAGAACTAAATACAAATTTAATTCTTTTGAATAAGTGATACATTTCAAGTTTTTTGCATTAACTGTATTTTCAAAAATTACTTCCCATTCTTCATTCTCATTTTTGCAATACAAATATTTCCCATAAATACAAAAATATTTTTTTCCGATGATATAATTCTGACCTAAACCTAAATAAGGCTGATTATACAAATCAAATAAGTTTCTCCAATCAAGTCCATCAGCGCTTATAAAAGTTTCCGATGTAGTAACTGTTCCACCTACTGCAATAAATTTTTTTATTTTTACAGAATAAAAAATATCCGTTACTGTAAGAGGTTTAAGTACTTGTGATAAATCTTCTTGTGAAAAATATTCTCCATCAATAGAATAATTCATATAACTATTTCCTCTATCATAGATAAGAAGAATTCCGTTATCTTGTGAATAACTCATTATTGAACCAGAGGGAATTGAAGTGTTTATTGTAAATTCAAAAAATGATTTTAAATTTAAAGTATACATATCTTGAGTTGTTTTGAAATAAACAGTTTCCCATTTTTTACAAAATAATGCTTTACTTACCTTTATTTCTGCATCTGTCAATGTTCCGAATTGCCAGCAATAATGCAAATTGGAAGAACCCCCAAAATAAAATGTATAGGCATCTTGACTTGTTGTAGTCCCACGAGTAGATATTACATCTGTAAAATCATAATTATCACTAGACGTATCTATTTTTCTCCATGTTTCTCCATCATAACTTCTTATAGGGGACATATCAGAACCGACTATAACAAAGTTGTATCCATCTACACATCGAACATTGCGCATTAAGGCACTGGAAGGAATTTCATAATCTACAACATTCCAATTAATCAAATCATCTGATAAGTAAATTTTATCCGATGTTATGCCACAATATACATCTTGACTTGGATTATAGGCTATAGCAACAAAAGTCCCTTTAATAGAATTTTCTAACGTTAAATCTTTGAAAAGTTTTACATTCGGATAGCCCATTAAAATTGCGAAATCTTCCCCATCTAAAAATCCGTTAAAATGTCCTACTCTCTGCCATTTGAATTGTAATTCTTCAACCACGGCTTTTTTATTTCCAAATTGTGTTGATACTTTTATTGGATTTTCAAAAGTTCCATTTATTTCAAGTTTATTTCCATTTGTGAAATTAAATAATTTGGGATTTTTATAATTAAATCCAATAATATCTAAATCAAGATTTGTTGGAGCATCTCCTTTATTTTCAATAATTGTTGTTTGTCCGTTTATGAAAGTTACATTATTTTTTTCTTCATTTTCCCAATAAGGATTGCAAGCAGTGAAAGAAATTGACGCTTTCAAACTTCCTGCGTTGTCCATATTCTTTGTAGGGAAAGTTGGCACTTCTGGAATACATTTTATTTTCCGACTTAAATAATCATTGGTATAATATAAATAACCTTCTCCTAATTTTGGATTGAGTATTGAAATCAATTCTCTTTTGAGTTCATAGCGTTTCTGTAAATCTCCACCGTCATTTACTGCGACTGTGAAACTCAAAGTCCTGTCCTGCAATAAGGCATCGAGAAAAACAGAGCCGTCATTAAATGGGACTTGCTGACTTTGAATATCCATTGAACATTCTGAAAGTCCACTCCAATCAGTAATTCCGTATTTTTCAAAGTCTGTTAAATCAACTGTTACACCATTTGAATTTTCAAAAACTAATTTCTGCATTTTCTTTTCTCCTTTTATTACAGAACTCCATTGATTGCTAACTGCGTCTGATACTGTTTCAACTGTTTCATCATAGCGTAAGCCGTTGTGTCTTGCATATTGTTGAAAGTTACGTTGAATGAGTTTCCGCCACTGCCTGCATTATTCAAAATCTTTTCAGTATTGCTTGCATTGTAAACTCTTTCTCCGCCCCTAAAGTCAATTAATTCTGGTCCAGACTCACCAACTAAATGCAAACCACTTGTTGCATTGTTTGTTCCCGTTGCATAACCCCACAAGCCTTTCCACCAATTACCAATATTGTTTCCAATATTTGAGAACCAGCCCCCAACAGTTTTCCAAATATTGTTCCACCAACTAGAAATCCATTCCCCTAACTTTGTAAAGATTGAAGTTATTCCGTCCCATAATCCTTTACCGATTGCAACAATAGCGTCAAACAATCCTGTAATCATATTTGCTAAAACTTCAAGCCAGTCAACTTCACTGAATGCCTGTCCGATTGCAGAAAGAATTGCACCGATTAATTCCCCGATTGCCTTTAAGAATACACCGATATTTTGAGTTATTGCCTTGATAACTGTAATTATAATTTTACTTACAATTTCAATTATTGATTTTAAAACATTTGGCTGAGTTAAGGTTTCTACAAGCACCATTATCGTTTGAGTGATGCTATCTACAAGTGAAGGAAGTTTTGGCAAAGTTTCAGTGAAGAATGTTAAAATTGTATCTGCGAATTCAAGAACATTGTCCAGAACATCATCAGTATCTAACTGCATAAATGAGAATAATTTACTCCAAGCAGATTTTACAAACTTTGTAATTTTACCGAATGCAGTTTTTATTGCACTTCCTACTTTTGTAAAGACAGTTGATAATTTGCCTGCAATTTTATCCCACGCTGAAACAACTTCCTCTGTCTGTTCCTCGCTTTCTTCTTTTACATTTGCAGTTACTTCTGCATTTATTTCCTTGAGATAATTTTCTCTTTCAGTTGCATAATATTCTGTGATGCGTGTTTTTTCTTCTTCTGCATTTGCATACTTTGCTACACTTTCTTCATCGTGAGCAATTTGTATTTTCTGTATCTCATCATAAATTGCAATCTGTTTGTCTGCGTATTCTTTTACAATCGCATTGAGTTCTTCTTGAGTTGCACCTTTTTCCTGCGCTGACTTAATGGCAAGTTTCTTTTCTTCATCAATCTGTTTTAACTGTTGCTGAAGTCTTTTTGTTTGCCACGTTGTACTGTCGGCATAAATCTGTTCTTGTGCTCCATTAAAAGCACTGACCTGCAAATCAGCAGTCTGTTCAATTTGTTTCTGTTGAGCGTCAAGGTCTGCAAGAGGTACTGAACCAAGTTCCCCAATCTCTTCTTTCTGTCCCTTGATTGCTTGCAGTTCTTTTTCTGCCTTATCGATTAAAGCATTCAAACCCGTATCTTCTGCTAAATCTTTTGAAATGAGTTCACTTGACATATCAAGTGTATTCCATCCAAAGAACTCTGCTACCTTATTCCAGTTTTCTTTTATCTTATTAATACCTTGAATAAATTTATTGATTAAGAATACTACACCATTTGCAACTTGTGAGATAACATCAAGAACTGCTTTTGCTACACGCATTGCAACTAATTTCACATTAATCCAAGCAGATTTCCAATCGCCTTTCAAGATTGAGAAAATAGCACCGAATACATTCTTGAAAATTCCAAACATATTGTCAAAGGCTTTTCTAAAGAAGTCTGCAACTCCCTTGAGTACGCTTGAAATTAAAAGAAATGTCTGATTATTCTGTGTCATATAATCTTTAACTTGTGCAGTAAACCAGCTGATAACATTTCCGATAAATTGGAAAACAGTTTTGAATATATTTCCAATCGGCTGAATTATCGGTTGTATCATTCTTACAAAGTTAGTAATTGCGTCAAGTATTCCCTTGAATAATTCTGTAAAGCCCTGTCCAAATTCTCCGAATGTTCCAGTAAGTGCAGACTTCAACTCATTCATAGCATCTTTACTTGTTCTTGATGCCTCTTCTGTCTGTTCAAGTGCAAGTCCTGCATTTTTCAATGCCTCTGCATATTCCTGCGCATAAGTTCCACCCTCTCTGAATGCTTTTACAATTTCCGCTCCATTGCGTGCACCAAAGGTTTCTGTCGCAATTGAAAGAGCCTCTGTTGATGTAGATGCCTCTTGTATCTGGGTAACAACTTTTGCGAGTTCTTCCCTTCCGTTCAAGCCAGCCTGCGCAAAGTTTGCCATTGCAGTTTTCATTCCAGTAAGAACGTTATTTGAATTAATTCCCTCTTTACTGAATGAACTTAAAAGAGCGATTGACTGAGTTGTATTGTATCCTAATTCTGAAAGTGTTGCTTGATTTTGTGTAAGTTCACTTGTTAATTCTGCAACACTTATTCCAGACATCTGTCCTGCTTTTGTTAATTGGTCTAAAACTTTTGGAGCATCTTCTGTATCAATGTTCCACTTATGCATTAAATCAGAAACACCCTTTATCGCAGTTGAAGTGTCCTGCCCTGTTACTTTTGCGTATGCGTCAAATTGGTCTGTCAGATATTCAAGGTCTTTACCCTGCACATCAAAATAAGTGTTCAAGTCTGCAATCATTTTGCCAACTTCTTTTGCACTTCTACCCACTCCGTTTACCATTGCATTTTCTGCAGTGAATTGTAATTGAGTTAAGTTCTCACCGATTGCACCTGTTCCTTTTGCTATTTCAGATGAGGCTTCATCCATTTGTTGACCAAGTTTAACAAGCATTGCAACGCAAGTTGCAATTGCAGTCATAAGTTTTCCACTTACTCCAAACTTGCTAGCAAACTTATCAATATCAATTCCAAAGTTCTTAAACATTGAAGAACCTTTGTCATAGAACTTATCAAGGTTTAAGCCCCAACCTTTTAATCCACTTGAAATTTTAGAACCAAGATTTGAGATTTTATCGCTGAATTTAGAAATGGGTGCGTCATTGATTGGCTTTTCAGTTTCTTTTTTTGCATCTTGCATTTCTGAGTTGAACTTTGCAAGTGACTCTTTTGCCTTATTAAGATTTTTTTCAAAATCTTTTATTACCAAATCTAATTCGTAACTGAAACTATAATCACTCATTTCATTCAACTCCTTTTATGCATAAAAACCTTTTAACAATTCAGGATTAACAGGTTTATCTATTCCCAATACTTCTTTTTCTCTTTCCGTTCCATCTAACTTATCCATGTCTTTGCCCCATATACAACAGGCAATATAAGCAGACTGTGCTTTCATTTTTTCTTTGTCAATTCTCTTTTTTTCATTTATTAGATTAATTACAAGTTTTGGCTCTGTATTCCAGAACCAATCTTCATCCTTTCCTAATTCTGTAATAACACAAGTCAACAGGTAAACCCAAGGGAATCCACCTGCCGACTGTTCATCATTTATTTTTTTTTATTGTCTTCTTTTGGAAGTGAGCCATACAAGGCAATCTGTAACACTTCTGCAATTTTTTCCATATCAGCCATCGAATAATCATCAAGACAATTTTCCTTCGTAACTCCTTCCTTGTCTACAAGTCCTATGTAGATTAATTCAGGAATTGTTTCAAAAGGTTTTTGCTGGATGTCTTTTTCAATCTGAGCAAAGTTTTTAATTGAACCATACTTTCTTTCAATTTCTGCCCATGCCGAAAAATTAAATCTGATTTCTCTTTCTTTACCGTTGATTGAAAGTTTAGGTCTTACAACCTCAACCTTTTCTAATTCTGATTTTGTTTCTTCCATAATAGTCCATCCTTATCTTCATTTTAATTTATTTCTGGATGAAAATAAATTCACCCAGAAATATTTTTTTT